CCGGCTAAAGCTTTTTTGGCTTTCTTAGCCGCCGTTACCGCTTCGTCTCCGGCGTCGGCTATTCCCGCGCCCAACGACGCCGCTTCTGTGGTACCGCCCGACAACGCCGATTCTATACCGTCCTTATTCATAAGTCCGTTAGTGAAGCTTTTAAACGCGTTAGCCACTGTTTGCAGTTTGCCGAGAAGCATATTTAATCCCTTTAAAATGGGAGTAAAAACGTTTATAAAGCCCTGCCCAAGCGTCGCCTTTAAGCTTTCAAACCGTAGGCTTAGTACCCTTGTTTGGTTTGCCCAACTGTCCTGAGTACGGGCGAAGTCGCCTTGAGCGTCAGACAGCGACGACATGACATATCGGTACCTCAGCATAAGCTTCTCCTGTTCCGTCATGTTCTTGGTGGTCTTGCCGAAGCCGTTGTTCAAGGCATAATTATCAAGTGCGGTCTGCGTCATAACGACGCCTAAGTCTTTAAGCGTTTCCGTTTCGCCCGTCCATATTGATTTGAGCTTTGTATACGCTTCATCAGCCGAAAGATTGAAAAACGACGCAACGTCTCCGGTAAGCCCTGTAACGGCCGTAGACATTTCGTATGCGGCCGATTCTGAAAGTCCCATAGCCTTTGACATTGCGCCGAACGTTCCCGCATACTTCTTGGCGGCGGTTTCTGACAGTCCGAACTGGGTTATTGCGGTTTGAGCGAAGCTGTTAATCCCCGAGCTCATAGACTTAAAGGTTACGTCTACAACGTTTTGTACCTCCGCAAGGTCGGAGCCTAAGGAAAGACAGGATTTCGAAAAGTCAATCACCTTTTTTAATGAAAAGGCAGATACGGCGAGTACAGCAATTTTCTTAAACGCCGTTGAAAAATTAGACGTCATTGCTTCAGCAGTGCTTTTAGATTCATTTTTTATAATTTTTAATCCTTTTTTAACACTTTTACTGCCGTTATTACTGTGATAGTCAACATCTTTCCACGCCTTTGCCATTGCTTCACTTGCCGACATTCCTTGTTTTTTATATTCTGCCGCTAATTTGCCAACTTGAGACCTTGCCGATTCAAAGCTAATTCCGATAGTTTTGACCGCTGTTTCCGAATCTTTTGAAACAGAACTAAAAAAGTTTTTAACCGAAGTTTTAGCGGAAGAAATGCCTTTAGTAAAAGCAGTAGGATCAATATTTAGTCCTAAATTTATGCTACCCACATTAGTTCCCAATCAGATACCTCCTTTCTATTTAGAAAAGGCCGCTTTTGCCATTTCCTGAAAACTGGCCCAGTACTTAGCATAAGTTCCTTTGTCCATTTTTCTTTGCTTTGATTTTCTCTTTTGCCAATCGGAGCGTATTTTCTTTTGCTCCTTATTAAATCCCTTTATAATTTTCGGGTCCTTTTCAGAACGTATTGAAACGATCTGCCCCAGCGGAGTGTCCGGCATGATACCGGACAGTAAAGCGCAGAATTCAGGCCAGGACATGTTTTCCTCATTTCTCAGTCGTATGTTATACTGAGCGGCAAACGACGCTTCTATAAGCTCCCAATCGTCAAATAAGTCGTACCAATATTCTGTTTTATTATTGAAATCGTTTCTGGCTTTCCTCAAACTCTTCAAGCGTCTGACCGGAGCACGCGGCCATTACTGCGTTGAATATCGTCTTATACTCCGGCAAAGGAAGATCAAGACTATTAATCTCGTCGACAGTTTTCGAATTTGTAAGCGTTCTCAGAACGGTATCCATGAATTTAAACTCATCGGCTTTTTTGCCGCTTTTTTCAGCGTTTTCCGATTCCGCTATCATTGCTTGAACTGTAAGCACATTGCTTTTTCTGTTGTTTACAGAAACAATAAGGTTTTCGCTTATCTTAATAACGGGAAGCTCGTTTGTAATTTTTTTTGAAATATCAATCATTTTTATTTACCTCTTTCTTAAATTTAAGCATGAAAAAAGCGTTCCTCTACGAAACGCTTGACTTTTTATTAAATTGTGGTATAATAATAAATGAAAAGGGGCGTCTGCGATAAGCGGTTCACCTCCGAATACAGCGTAAATAATAATCGCCCTATGTAGGAGTGGGGCGGTTATTTTCTTTTATTATTGTTACCAAGCTTAACTATTTCAATAATTACAAGTAATAAAGTAAGTATTTCCATTATGCCCATAGTAACTCACCTCCAATACTGGAGGAAGAATTGAACCGCCTACCGTTTTATGCAGACACCCGCACGGTTATTATACCACAGGTGTCTTTTTTTGTCAATTTATACCGAAGCCGATCCCTTTATATACTCCGGCTTTCCGTGACTTAAAATTTCAAACTCCATAGCGTCTATTGCCGTACTGTCGCCGCCGAGAGACGTTACATTAACAACGCACGGAATCCCCAGCTCGTCGCCGTTGGGGAAAATTATATCAAAAAACGAATAACAATCGTTGCCCGTTTTCATAAATAAGCCGGCTATATAATCGTTCCCCGGGTCGCCGCTGTTTCTTTTCGCGGTCATTGAAATGGTAATGGATTTAGCTGTTACAAGTCTTTTAGTCCAACCTTCACCGTCCATCGGATTCCATTCCTCGACTCCTCCGTCAATGCTTATGGAAAGCCCTTCGGCGTCGCTTATGGTTTTAGGGCTTTTAGGCATTGCCTGACCGTCCGTGAAATTTAACCCCGCCGTATCTATTCTAAAGGCAATATCATAATTTGCGTGAACTCCGGAGGTATATTTAACTGATTCTCCAGCCATATTAATCATTCCTTCCTTTCATAATAAAAATCGCATTCAATTACATATTCATATATACCGTTTTCATCCGTATCAACCGATACAGGCTCATCGAGCAACAGCATTACGAACAGTATTCTGTTTCCGTTTATTACCGAATTTCTCGTACTGTAAAGCTCATTCCACAGCCGCTGAGCGGCGCGCTCTGTTTCACGCTGGCTTTTATTCCAATGGCAAAGCAGAGAAACGGACCTTACGCCATAGCTGCTGTTTTTCAATCCTCCCACCGGTATATTCGGCGGACGAGAACGTTTCAGATTATAAACTCCTATACTCTTGAAGTTCTTATCCGGCATTTTGCCGCTGTAAACCTTTTCGTCGTCAGTTATTCCCATTGTTCCGATAAAATCGCGTATATCGGACAGATAAAGCATTTCATACCCCCGTTTCCCGTTTATAAAATTGCTTAAACGCCGCCCTGACCTTTAAATTCTTTTTCCCTCCGTCCTTGTAAGGCTCAAACCATTTTCCGCCGGCATAGGGATTTTCGCCCTTATCAAAATTATATTCAGGGTGAAAATACAGCCGTCGGGCGTAGGGTCCCTCAACGCAGACGAATACCTTACCTATTTTACTTTGTGTCGAATCGATAAAATGCT